CCTCACCAAATCCGAGCGCGACGCCCCTGTTTGGCATCGCCTCATGCGTCACCTCGAGGAAAAGCGCGCCGAACTGCGCGCCAAGAACGACGGCGACCTGGACGCCATCAAGACCGCCAACATGCGCGGCCAGATCGCGCAGATCAGCGCCATCCTCGACCTGAACAAGGACCGCCCGGTGATCGACCCCGGGCACCACGAACAGTTTTGAAGCAACCGGCGCGCGCCTCACGGCCACGCCAAGACCTGACAGCCACGGCTCGCCGCGCGCTGTTTCCCGAACCGCCCTCGTGGCGGTTTTTGCATTTCTGAGGCTTGAATCGCATGGACACACAAGACGCAGCAGCGGCAACTGAAAGCGAAGCATCGGACGAGTTTCTGGCGGGATTTGACGGCACCGCGACGCAGGGCGAAAAGCCCGCGCCGGCGGATCAGCCCGAGGGCGACGGCAAGGCCCCAACAGAAGCGCAGGACACGCAGCAGCAAGAGCAGAAGCCAGAGTATGTGCAGGTCACCCGGCAGGATTGGGAGGACTTGCGCACCCGGGCCGCCGAGATCGACAAGATCCGGGACTCGCACGGTGCGCAGCTTTCCCAAGTGCACGGGAAGATCGGCGCGCTCATGCAAAAGCTCGATGCCGTGAAGTCAACGGCGGGCGGCGTGACCGATGAAGACCTGGCGGAACTGGCGGCGGAATACCCCGACCTGGCCAGCCTGCGTGTGTTCAAGAAGCTCACCGGCGCGGCTCCGGCCGCAGGCGCTGACCCCGAGGAATTCGGCCGGCGCGTGCAGGAGCGTGTTGACCCCCTGATTCAGCAGGCCCGTGCAGATGCGCGCGCGGAGGCTGAGCGGGTGTTTGAAAGGCGACTGCTCGCCCGTGAGCACAAGGACTGGCGCGAGGTGATCGGGCTGACCACTGACGATCAGGTGGTGCAAACCCCCTATCGCGAGTGGCTGGCAAAGCAACCCGCCGACTACCAGCAAGCCGTGTCCTCGTCCTGGGATTCCGATGTCATCGGCGAATCCCTGACGCGATTCAAGAAGGTGCAGAAGGCCGCAGCAGAGGCCGCCGGCGCCGCCGATGCCAGGCAGCGACGCCTGGCCGCAGCAGTCCCCGTGCGTGGCGATGCATCCGTATCGCATGACGGCGGGGAGGACGACTTTGAAGCCGGGTTTCGCGAAGCGCGATCCGGATGACCAATCCAATCCGTAAGGAGTCATTCAAATGACGATGCAGACGTTTGGCCTGACCGCAGGCCGGATCAACAAATACAAGGGCAAGATCCTTGCCCACGCCGTTCCTGTCGAGGCGCTTGGTCGCGCCGGCAAGCAGGAACCCATGCCGAAGAACAACTCGGACACCTACGTGGCTCGCCGCTGGCTGCCCTACGGTGCAACGGCGACCTCGGCGAACACCAGCAACCGCTTCTACCAGGACGGCACCGGCGACCGCGGCAACGTGGTCGTGCAGGCGCATCTGACGCAGGAAGGCGTGACGCCGACCCCGGACAGCATCACGCCGCAGGACGTGACCGTGGTCGTGCAGCAGTACTCGTGCCTGTACGGCTTCACCGACAAGACGTACAACCTGTACGAGGACGACATCCCGCAGCAGATGACCAAGCAAATTGGCGAGCGCGTGACGTTCGTCAACGAGATGATCATCTACGGCGCGCTCAAAGCCGGCACGAACGCCTATTTCGGCGGCACCGGTACCACGCGGGCGACCGTGAACGGCGGCATCACCATCGGCATGCTGCGCAAGATCGCGCAGAACCTGGCCGCCAACCACGGCAAGATGGTCACCTCGGTGCTCAAGCCCGGGCCCAACTACGGCACGGAAGCCGTGGCGGCCGGCTATCTGGTCTACGGCCACACCGACCTGGAGCCGGACATCCGCGACCTGCCGAACTTCACGCCGGCCGAGAAGTACGCCAGCGGCAAGCCGATGGACATGGAGCTCGGCAAGTGCGAGCGTTTCCGCTTCATCCTCACGCCGGACCTGCCTTCCTTCCAGGATGCGGGCGCATCGGTAGGGGCAACCGGGATGTACAGCACCACCGGTTCCTCGATCGACGTCTACCCGTTCATCGTGCTGGCCGAAGATGCTTTCAGCCAGATCGCGGTGCGCGGTGTCGGCAGCCTCGACCCGACCTACTTGCCGCCCGGCGAGAAGTCGAAGTCCGATCCGCTCGGTCAGCGCGGCTACGCCGGAACCATCTGGTGGAAAGCCGTCATGATCGAGAACCAGGGATGGATGGCGGTGGGCAACGTGGGCCGCAAGGCGCTGACCTGATGAACCCGGGGGCTTCGGCCCCCTCATGAAAGGAGATTCATCATGCAAGCAACTGTTGCCCAGTTCCTCGCTGGGCTGGCCGACTACAGCGATCAGGCGGCATTGCGGCCGATTCTGCAGAACATCGCGGATCGGCTGTCGTGCACCACGTTCCAGACTGCCGCGCTGCGCATCAAAGGAGGGTCTGCCTCCGCGATCGTGCAGACCAACGCGGTGTGGTCCGGTCTGGTCAATGGCATCCTCGTGCAGAAGGCGAGCGCCACGGACTGCGCGGCCCTCGTCGGCACCGTCACGAACGCCAAGTTCAACGTCTACGCGCACTTCATCGACTCGGCCGGCACGCTGACCAGTCAGATGGGGACCGAAGGCGCCACCCTGGCCGCTGTCGTGTTTCCGCAAATCCCCGCCAACAAGACAGTCGTCGGCTATGTCGTCGTCAATCCGACCGGCACCGGCAACTTCGTTGGCGGCACCACCGTGCTGGACGATGTGACCGTCGTTCCCAACGCGGTGTTCGTGAACACCATCGGCCCGTTCGATCCCACCGCTTTGCCCGGCCCGTACACGGCCTAAAAAGGAGAAACAGAAATGAATGCACTTGAGCAAATCCCGCTGACCATGGCCACCACCAAGGCCGGTCTGACCGCGGGCACCACGTCGACCTACACGACTGCCAACACCGTGCAGTTCTCGATCAAGGGCAAGGCCTACAGCAAGACGGCCGTGACCAACGGCGCCACGCCGACCACCGATGCCACCACCGGATCGGCGTTCACGGCTATCCCTGCCGGATCCGGCTCGGTGTTCGTGTTCGGCTTCGACTCGGGCGGCAACATCAAGGTGTCGCAAGGCTCTGTCGAGTCGCTGGACGGCAGCACCACGTCGGGCGCCACGGCCAAGTTCATCCGGGCGCCGCAGTTCCCGATCGTGCCGGATACCGTGTGCCCGTTCGGGTACGCAACGGTGCTGGTCGGCTCAGCAGCTGCAGCCTGGACGTTCGGAACCTCGAACCTGACCGGCCCGCCCGCAAGCACCGGCATCAACTTCGTGGACATCCAGACCTTGCCGGATCGTCCGCAAGTGGCCTGACCGTAGGGCCGCCCTTCGGGGCGGCATCGTTTCACCCCACAAGGGCGCCTACGGGCGCCCTTTTTCATTCAGGAGAGCAGCACATGACCGATGCCGTAGATACCCCAACCCGCCGCGCGCGCCGCGAGCAGCACTCCACCGACACGGCGCCGCCGCAAATGCCGGATGTCGAACTGCCGGGCGATGGTCCGATCGATCGCCAGCCCGACATCGTGGTGGCCGATCGCGCCGTGCTCGACAAGGACTATCAGGCCGCGCTGGCGTTCGGCGAAGAACCGGTATCGGTGCTGCTGCATCCGTCCAACGAGGAAAACGCGCCGATGTATCAGGAATGCTGGGTCAATGGCCGCGGCATCGAGTTCCTGACCGATGACGGCAAGTGGCGCGTGAACTGGCCCGGCGTCGCGCCCGGCTATGCGCCGATCGACGTGGCGTTCACCACCAAGCGCAAGTACGTCGAGGTGCTGGCCCGCAAGCGCCACGACAAGGTGAAGACCATCCATGAGGAACTCGGCCAGGTCGCCAATCCGACCAACCGCGTGACCCGGCAGACCATCGCCATGGCGCCGCTGACGCTGATCGCCGACCGCAACCCGCGCGGCGCCGAGTGGTTTTCGAGGTTGCTGCGGTCGTGAACTACCTGGAACTGACGCAGCGCCTCGCGCGCCGGTGCGGGGTGCCGTCGGCCAGCCTGACGACGGTTGTCGGGCAGACTGGCGAATACCAGCGGTTGACCGACTACATCAACGACGCCTGGAACGACATCCAGACCGCGCATCAGGACTGGGATTGGCTGCGCACCAGCGCGTCGTGGGTGACCGCTGACGGCCAGTACCAATACACGACCGCGCAGTGCGGCATCACCGCCGGCACGTTCGGCATGTGGGCGCGCAACACGTTCCGCAACTACCCGACCGCCCAGGGCGTGTATGCGGAAATCACGATGTCATGGCTGCGCTACGACAACTGGCGCGACACCTACCTGTATGGCGGCACGCGCGCCACGCGCTCGCGGCCAACCGAATTCGCCGTCGGCCCGGACAAGTCGATCTTCCTGGGCCCGGTGCCGTCGTCCGGCTACACGATGACGGCCGACTATTTCACGGCGCCGGTGACATTTGCCGCCGACGCCGACACGCCCGCCATGCCGGCGCAGTTCCACATGGCAATCGTTTACCGGGCCATGATGTACTACGCCGGCTTTGAATCGGCGTCCGAGGTGTATCAGGAAGGCGAAATCGAATTCGGCAAGCTGATGCGGCGCATGGACAGCGATCGCCTGCCGGAAATCAGCTTTGCCGGGCCGCTTGCATGATCAAGATGGCGCCGGTTCTCTATGAACCGATCAGCCTGAAAGGCGGACTGGATCTCATCACGCCGACGCTCAACCTGCCGGCCGGCGTGCTGCGTGATTCCGTGAACTTCGAAGCGCTGGAAACCGGCGGATACGGCCGGATCGCCGGCTATGAGCGATTCAGCGGCCAGCCGAAGCCCAGCGATGCCGTCTACGGCACGATGTTCTTTGCGGTCATGGCCAGGGTGCCGGCGGCCGGCGCCACGGTGACTAACGGCACGGCCACGGCGGTAACTGTGGCTGTCGGCGCTGATTACGTGGTCTACACGAAACTGTCGGGCACGTTCGCGATCGGCGACAGTATCACCACCGGCGGTCTGCCAATTGGCACGATCATCGCGCCAACCGCCGCCATCAGTTCGCAACTCGACGCCCGTTACACCTCACAGGCCGCGGACGTGTATCGAGCCGACATTGCCAAGCCAACCGGTACCGGCCCCATCCGCTCGGTGTTTGTACACAACGACATCGCCTACTGCATCCGCGACAACGGCGCGACGGCCACGTTGTACAAGCAGACCACCGGCGGCTGGTCGGCGGTGTCGATGTTCTATGAGGTGAGTTTCACCGCAGGCGGCACGGCCACGCCAGCCGATGGCCAGGTGCTCACGCAGGGCGGCGTGACGGCCACCATCAAGCGTGTGGTCACGGAATCCGGCGCCTGGGCGGGTACGGCCGCCGGCCGGTTCATCGTGACCGCGCCGGCGGGCGGCAACTTCGCGGCCGGCGCGGCGACCGTGTCGGTGTCGGGCGCGACGGTCACGCTCTCCGGCGCGGCGACCGCCATCACCATCGCCAAGGGCGGCAAGGGCGAAGTCGCACAGGGCAATTTCTTTGGCCAGGCGTCCGGCGCGCGGATCTACCATGTGGACGGCGTGAACCGGCTGGCCGAGTTCGACGGCACGACCTGGGTGCCGTTGACCACCGGCGGGCTGATCCCGCGGCACGTCGCGATTCACCAGCGCTACCTGTTCTACAGCGTCAACTCCTCGATCTTCTATCAGGGTGTCGGAAACCCATACACGGCAGTCGGCGGCGGCGAAATCGCAACCGGGGATACCGTCGTCGGATTCCTAATCATGCCTGGCTCGCAGACCACCGGCACGCTGGCCGTGCTCAACCGCAACAGCACGAACATGCTGTACGGCACCGGCCCGTCGACCTGGAACATGACGCCGTACAACTTCGGTACAGGCGCGCTGGAATACACCCTGCAGAACATGGCGCAGTCGTGCCTGCTGGATGATCGCGGCGTGTTCACGCTGCAGACCAGCCTGAACTACGGCAATTTCGAACAGAACAGCCTGTCGCATCAGATCCGGCCCTTCATCACCGCACACCGCCCCTACGTGTCGTGCTCGGGCCTGAATCGCCTGAAAAGCCAATACCGGGTGTTCTACTCGGACGGCTGGGGGTTGTACGTCACCCTGGTCAACAACAAGCTGATCGGCTGCATGCCGGTGTACTTCCCGACCTACGCGAACGTCACATGGGAATCCACGCTGTCGTCGGGCGCCAACATCATGCTGATGGGCGGCGCGGACGGGCATGTGTACGAGCTCGACAAGGGCACCTCCTTTGACGGCGCCGCCATCAACTGGATGATGCAGTTGAACTGGGCGTCGATCAAGAATCCACGCATCCTCAAGCGGCTGCGCAAGGCTGCCATCGAGGTGTTCGGGCAGTCGTACCTTGAAACCAGTTTCGGCTACCTGTTGGGCTACGGCAAGTCCGACGTAGCGCAACCCGATGCGCAGAACTACGCGGCCAACCTGCAGGCCGGCAACTGGGATTCGGCGTACTGGGATTCGCTGTACTGGGACACATCGACGCTGCTTCCCCTGGAATGCCAGATGGAAGGCACCGGCGAGAACGTTCAGGTTCTGATCAACGGCAGTTCCGCCGATTTCCAACCGTTCACCATCAACAGCATCGTCCTGCACTACACCCCGCGCAGGGGCCTGCGGTGAGGCTTCCGCAATGGCTGCTGCGCTGGCTTGAAAGGATTCTCGTGTCCAACGATTTCTACACGCCAAGCGGCGCTCCAACGACCAAGGCATTCAACGCCAGTGCGCCGCTGCGCTCCGAATTCTCGGCGCTGCAAGCCGCGTTCGACAAGATGCCGGGCTTGGCGGCCAACCCGTTGAAACTCGTGCGCGTGAATCCGGGCGGCACCGCGCTGGCGGCTGACGTGACGTTGGTGAGCGGGACGTGGACGCCCGCGATTTCCTGCTCAACAACGGTGGGCGACTTGGCGCTTATCTATTTTGCGCAAGAAGGCAGTTACATGCGATTCGGCGACCTCGTATTCCTGTCGTTTCGCATTAGCGCCACTGTCACGCATACCACGTCAATCGGCACGATCCAAGTGACTGGGCTCCCGTTCGCGGTCGGCGCCAGCGACATGCTATCGCCGATCATCGTGTCCGGCCTGAATTTGCTTGCTGGTACGCCGGGCATTCCGGCCGCCGCGCTGAACGCCGGGCTTTCATACTTTTCGCTTAGTAACTACGGGGTCAAGACTTCGGGCACCGCATTGGAAATCACCGACATCACCTCGGGCAACCAAATGCTTGTATCCGGCATGCTGATGTACTCCGCGGTATGACCACCAGCGCCACCGAAGCCGCCGCATCGGCCGGCATTGTCATCACGATCACTGGCAGCGCGTTTGGCATGCCGTTCGAATGCATCATGGCCGGCTTCGTGGGCGCCCTGGTGGCAAAGACGTTCGTGCTGGAGCCGGTGCCGGCCGACAAGACGCGCCTGCAACTCTGGCTGATCGGTTTCCTGCAACTGTCGGC